AGGTGAGGAAATATTGCTCTGGAAAGAATTTAAACAGACTCTTCCTATATCTTTAGAATTTAATATTAATTTTTAATGCAATCACCTTATTGTTTTATAGTTAAACCCTACAATGATAGGCGTTATGATAATATAAAATACTATGGAGATAAAAAATTTTTTACAAGCACATCTGAAGAAGACCACACTGTTTCTACACGCTTTGCTACGGTAATAAATACCCCTATAAACTATAAAGGAAAAATTAAAAAAGGCGATACTCTTGTTGTACACCACAATGTATTTAAGTATTATAACGATATTTATGGTAGACAAAAAAGTGGTAGAAGTTGGCTTATTGATGATTTGTTTTTAGTTGATGACTATCAGTTTTATATGTATAAACAAAATAACAAATGGTATAGTCATGATAAATATTGTTTTATAAAACCCATTGCTATCGAAAAAAAATATATTGATGTAGCGGGAGAAACAGAAGAACCTCTATGGGGTATTATAAAATATGGTAATTCTCAGTTAGAATGTTTAAACGTTTTTGAAGGAGATAAAATATCGTTTCAACCAAATAGTGAATATGAATTTGAAATAGATGGGGAAAAACTATACCGAATGTATACTAATAATATAACTTTAAAACATGGACACGAAAGCAATTAAACTAGAAATTATACACGCAGGAGAAAAAGCAGTTAAAGAATTAATTGGTGTTGCAAAAGAAAAAATAATTAAACCTGACCTTGATGATGAGTTGGCAGCGGATAGATTAAAAAACGCAGCAGCTACTAAAAAGCTTGCTATATTTGATGCTTTTGAAATATTAAAAAGAATAGACGAAGAAAGAGACAAGTTAGAAGGAAAAGAAATAAAAACTAATAATTTACCTAAAGGCTTTGCAGAATCAAAATCAAAATAATATTTATAATATATGTAAGGGTATTATTCCTTTACAGGTATTAACTCGTAAGAATAAAGCTCGAACGTGGCAGTACGGATATAATGAACAATATAATGTGGTTGTTATATCTAAAGATGGTACGATTGGAGAAATATTATTTATTTCTGGTTTAAGAATAGCTTTACCTGCTACACCCAAGAAAGTGTTTAAACGCTCTGATAAAACCAATGAACAATACTGGGAGGTTAAAGAAACTCCTAGTGTATTAAAAAGAATATCTACTATATTTCAATGGCATGAAGCTCCTTCACATTTTAAAAACCAATGGGTTGATTATATAGAAGAAGAATTTAATAGAAGAGAAGAGGGCTTTTGGTTTATGAATAAAGGGGTTCCTACCTATATAACAGGAACTCATTATATGTACTTACAATGGACCAAGATAGATGTTGGTCACCCTGATTTTAGAGAAGCTAACAGAATGTTTTATATTTTTTGGGAAGCATGCAAGGCTGATAAAAGAAGTTTTGGGATGTGTTATTTAAAAATAAGACGTTCAGGTTTTTCTTTTATGAGTTCATGTGAAGGGGTAAATACAGGAACGATAACTAAAAATGCACGAATAGGAATATTATCTAAAACAGGAGGAGATGCAAAAAAAATGTTTACCGATAAAATAGTTCCTATTTCAAACAACTATCCATTTTTTTTTAAACCTATACAAGACGGTATGGATAAACCTAAAACCGAATTAGCGTATAGAGTCCCCGCTTCTAAGATTACAAAAAAAAATATGTTTAATGTGGAGGAGGAAGTTTTAGAAGGATTAGATACAACTATAGACTGGAAGAACACATCTGACAACAGTTATGATGGTGAAAAATTACAGTTATTGATACATGATGAAAGTGGTAAATGGGAAAAGCCTGAAAATATTTTAAACAACTGGCGTGTAACTAAAACATGTTTAAGGTTAGGTAGTAAAATAATAGGAAAATGTATGATGGGTTCAACCTCAAATGCGTTAGACAAAGGTGGAAGAAATTTTAAAAATCTGTATAATGATTCTGATTGCACCAAACGAAATGCAAATGGTCAAACCAAGAGTGGATTATATTCTTTGTTTGTGCCAATGGAGTGGAATATGGAAGGCTTTATAGATATATTTGGTATGCCTGTATTAGATAATCCTGAACAAGAAGTAAGGGGAATAGATGATGAATATATATATCAGGGTGCGGTTAATTATTGGCAGAATGAAGTTGTGTCTTTAAAACATGACCCTGATGCGTTAAACGAATACTATCGTCAGTTTCCTCGAACAGAGTCACACGCTTTTCGTGATGAAAGTAAACAATCTATATTTAATTTAACTAAAATTTACCAGCAAATTGATTATAATGATGGTATTATAAAAGAACATTTTATAACACAAGGCTCTTTTAGTTGGGAAAATGGGATAAAAGATAGCAAGGTAGTGTGGAGTCCAAATAAAAGAGGAAGATTTTTTGTAACTTACATACCTAAAAGCTCTCTTCAAAATAAT